TGGCCATATTGGCCCACGTTTTCCAGCAGTTTGATAAATACCATTAATTATTCCACCATGTCCTGGATCGAGTAGCCATAAAAATTTTGATTTACGAAGAATTAATTGTTGCATTCATAATTGATTATTTTAATTATTATAATATGTTATTACTTTCATTTTATCACCTGGTTTAAAAATTAATTTATCTGCTTCAGGTAATCGTACAATACATGGAGCTAATCCAATTGAAGCACTCATTTTATCTAGTACAATTTCATTACTCATTATTTCTCTATAATGTTGCATTGCTTTTTCAACTAAATCCATAGTATATGGTCTTAATCGTTTATGATTTTTTATATATTTCAATTTATTATAATGATTAAAATAGTCAGAATAATCATTCAATACAATTGGCCTAATAACTTCATACTCATCTTCTGTAATAATAAATATTACATCACTTTTATAAGTAACTTCATAAAAAGTTTTAGATGATTGTGTTTTTTTCTCAATTGTACCATAAAAATTATCTAATTTAAAATAAATTGTGTAATTATATACATCAATAATATCATCATTTACACAAGATACTCCAGTAGTATTTAAAACACTATTTAAAAATACATCAGTAAGTGTAAAATTTACTATATTTGACTCAATTATATTCATCATTTTTACTTTTAAAATTAATACAAATATAGATATATCAATTGATATTAAAAAGTAATAATTAACCAATTTGAGTAAGTTCTTGAATAATAGTTTGTTTCATGCTAGAATCTCTATTTTGAAGCTCTCTGTTAAATTCAATAATTTCTTTCTCAATAGTTTGTTTATATTCTTTATCAGTAAGATTATCATACAATTCTTCGCAAGTTTCCCAATATTGTGGCGAACCAAACCATGATGAAGCATTTACTGCAGTCATTGCTAAATCATCTTTGCCTACTTGACTACGTATTCCATTACCATCCTTTGTTCTACCTAACCCACCTAATTCATGAAAAGTATTATATTCAGTAATTACCATACGATCTACAGATAAATTAAATTTAAGACGATCACAATATTCTTTTTTCTTTTTATTCGATCCAATTTTAATACCAGGATCAAATATTTTAGCATTATCTGTATGTTTAGTATATATAAGCATACCAGGATAATAATTACCATTTTGCTTCATTCGATCATGTATAGTTTCGCCTTTATGATTAACTTCAAGTATAACTTTAACATTTTCAGAGTTAAATAATCTGAAAATTAAAGCATTACATACATTTGCAAACTCATTTATAACAATAGTATTAGTCCTAAATTTACCAATTTGAACTAAACTAAATATATCATGCTCTTTGTTTACAGAAAATCTATTTTTAAACAAATAATATAATGGCAATGGTGCAATTTTAAATATATTCAGTACTGAATAATCTCGACCAAGTCCATCTGCAGTATCAATTGAAAATAAATATTGATTTGGATCAAGTCTTAAGTCTGACATATCAGGTGTAAAATGTTTCTTAAGAAAATTTGGATGAAATTCTAAGAATTGTGAATAATCTTTATCTTCTATGAATAATGTATCAGTTGATCTTTGTACATATTTAGTTTTTAATTGATCCATTTTATATAAATCAAGCGAATCAAGTATTAAATCATCTGATGCATAGAACTGTAAACCATATTCTTGTTTGAAATCCTCAATTGATCCACCTAAATCAATAATAGTTCTTTGTTTCCATGCTTCATCTCTACCCGGTATCTGCCAATAATCTACACGCATTGGATGATATGAACCTCGCCCTTCTATTGCAGCAATCCATAGTTCATTAAACATATTCAATCCATTTGGAGTTGATGTGATAATAACCTTTGAATCCTTAAATGAAGTTACTGTCGGATACACTGAACGATAAAAAAATCTAAGGTAACTATCATTAATGTGAGCAAACTCATCCATATACAATAAGTTAATAGTAAATCCAATACCAGTTTTCTTTGTTGTACTCCTACCAATAATCCTTGAACCATTATCAAACTTCATACTTTGAATGTTATTAACTTTTAGTCCAGGTTTCATAAAGAATGGTAAATAATTTAGAATTTCCTTTACTTTATCAATAACTTCTTTTGTAGTATCTGCAATATCTGCAACAAGTAATGCATTCTTATCAAAATTAAACACTAAATACCAAACAATAAAAATAGCAGAAGTAACAGTTTTTGCTGTTTGTCTTGATGCCATTAATATATTACGATCATATTTAACAAATGCATCTAATATTTCTTTTTGATAATCTCTCATAAGATTACCCATTTTAACACGACCATCATCTGTCATGATATATGCATAACTCTTTGCAAAATATATTACATCTTTAGAACATTTTCGCATTTCATCCATTTCATCTTTAGTATATTCAAATGTAATGTTTGCACGTCTCATTTGAATATCATTAGAAAAAAATGGTGAATTAGAAGAACCCTTTATATCAACTAAACCATCATGATAATCTTTAACAAGTTTATCTACTTTCTCAGTACTCCATATTGTAGCAGTATTAGTTCTAAAATTAGTTTTATTATTAAGCGCAGAAGTCTTTACATTTACAAAATTCCCACCGAATGTTCCCTTTGGCATATATTTAAATTATTTCTAATAGCCCATCACTATCACTATGATATGTTTCTTCTTCATCAAGTTCAACATTTAATTCATTCATTAAATCAATTTTAACATCTGGATTTGTAAGTGGATTATTCTCATCTAAAATATTTGGTTTAATACCCTCTTCTTTACGAATTTGTTTAATTACATCTTTTGTACTTGTAGATAAGAAAAATTCGCTATTATTAGCAATATGTTTTTCAGTTTGAGTTTGATTACCAGCAATAATTAATTTTGTTTGATCTGATGTATCTAATACTTTCTGAGCTTCATTTTCACTCTCTAATACTAATCCTTTATATTGATCTTCAATAAAAAGCACATAATTTGCTTGCGCTTTAATTGCTTCTGAAAATTTATCTTGTAATGAAGCCATTGCTGTTGCTAATTTAGCATCAGTACCTGAAACATACATTTCTTCCATTATAAGATTAATTGCCATTTTAATAGTTTTAACTTGATAAAATATATTAGAAAAATTCAATGCATCTAATGACATACGATGCATATAAAATTTATCCTTTTTATTAATATGATTAAACTTATTATAAAAATCAAATAATGCATTTATTACATTTAATGATTTATTTTTTAATGTTCTATCTATATCATCAAAATCTGGCACATCTTTTAATCTATCCTTAACTCTATCTAAATTAGCATTACCTTGATCAAAATGTTTATTGCCATCCTCACCAATAACACCATTCATATTACTCATAAGAAGACTAAGCTCATCTTTAAGTGTTTTCTTATTATCATCTGGCATATATCTGAGATTCTTTTTATTATGCTTTATTATTATATATCTAAAAAAGGCGAATCATATGATATGACTCGCCTTTCAATTAATATGAAAAATATATAAAAATTATGTTACAGATCAAGGCCTGTCAACATACCAATTTTCTCAAGATATAAAATCATACCTGGTTCCATTCCGGAATTCAAATATTCTTCAATTGTGAATTCACGTTTATGTTCCATATGATAGAAACTTTTCTTTGCATCAATTGTTTCTAATCCAATTAGAACCTCTTCTTTATTAATTGCTTCAAGTTCCTCGATAAATTTATCTTTATCATTCCACTCAATATCTTCAATCATTTGTGGTTCTTTGATACGTTCAACAATTACATTGTTTTCTTCGTCCTTTGTTGTTTTTTCAACACCAAGTAATTTACCTTCTTCGTCAGTTTTAGCAAAACGTTCAACTAATGTTGTTCGAACATCACTATAATCATTTACTAATTTTTCAACACGCTGTAGATTTTTAGCGAGGGTAACATTAAATGGTAATTTTTGCCTTGATAGTGCAATTAACGTTTGATGTAACGCAATAAGCTCACTGTTTGTTATTTTCATAATATTCAATTTTTAATAATTATACGATAATAAACACAAAGGTTTTATTTATTTTAAGAAAATGAATTAATATTA